TCGCAGCATTACCACTTGTATCTACAGTACCTGTTGTATTTACCCCGGGTAAGTCTATATTCGCCGATCCATCAAACGATTGTCCTCCAATGTTTACTGCAGCTGCTAATTTAGTCGCAGTCGCAGCGTTTCCACTTGTATCTACAGTACCTGTTGTATTTACCCCGGGTAAGTCTATATTCGCTGATCCATCAAAAGCAACACCTCCAATATCTCTTGCATCTGTTAATGTCGCCGCCGATCCGGACCACGCGGTAGATGTTAACGAACCCGTAGTACCACCAGTAGTTCCTACGATTACTTCTTCGACCCTAATTTCACCCGAAGTGTCTCTCATCACCAATTTACTTGCTACGTTTCCCGTGGCGGAATCCACTGAAATTGTCGTATCACCTGCACCGGTGTGACCACCACTAAATGTTGGTGGAGTATTACCATCACTAATTGCATTTGCACCCGTTAAACCAACACCTGTAAAGAGTTGACCAGGTGTCGCGGAACCTACACTGGATACATCACCCCATGTGGGAAAACTACCATTACCCGTCGATTTTAAAAAGTATCCAGATGAACCAGCTGGAAGTTTATGTAAAGTGGGCGTTCCAGTATTGTTTGGATCGTTAGCCACAAGTATCTCACCGACGTTATAAGACGTCTGTCCCGTCCCACCTTTATCGGATTCAACAGTCCCCGTTCGTATCTCGTTACCTTCAATCGTTACTTTACCTGCACTCGAACGTGCTAGTGTAGTATCCGACGAGTTTCCTAGTTCTATAGCTGTAAACTGGGGCGTTGAACCTGGTCCGATTCCAAGAGCTGTTGCAGCCGCAGATGCAGTTGTAGCACCCGTCCCCCCTTTTAAAATAGAAACTGGTCCAGAAAGGTTACCTGGGTCTAGTACACTTAGACCTGTTGTTACACCTGTTCCTCCACGTGCAGTATCAACCGTTCCACTCGTAAGGTTCGTTGCGTTTAGTACACCTAGACCTGTAGTTACACCCGTTCCTCCCCGTGTAGTATTAACTGTTCCGCTCGTAAGGTTCGTTGCGTTTAGTACACTTAGACCTGTTGTTACACCCGTTCCTCCACGTGCAGTATCAACCGTTCCACTCGTAAGGTTCGTTGCGTTTAGTACACTTAGACCTGTAGTTACACCAGTCCCACCCTTTGAAATATCAACTGGTCCAGAAAGGTTACCTGGGTCTAGTACACTTAGACCTGTAGTTACACCTGTACCTCCCCGTGTAGTATCAACTGTTCCACTTGTAAGGTTCGTTGCATTTAGTACACTTAGACCTGTTGTTACGCCCGTTCCTCCACGTGCAGTATTAACTGTTCCACTCGTAAGGTTCGTTGCATTTAGTACACTCAGACCTGTAGTTACACCTGTACCTCCGCGCGCGGTAGAAACTGTTCCACTCGTAATATTACCAGCGTTAAGCTGGTTTAGACCTGTCGTTACACCCGTTCCTCCATCAGAAGCGTTTAATATACCTGTTATTGACGAATCGTCTAGTTTAAGTGCAAGTTTACCACTTTCTATAGCTAATCCTCCGCCTGTTTTTGTATCTATGGATAATGAATGATCTATGGTTTCGCCAGTTGTTGCACCTGTACTTGCAATACCGTCACCCCCCGTAATCGTGGCAACGTAATTTCCGGACGTTTCTGTTCCTAAAGCGACGTCATCCGTTCTAACGATTTTACCTTCTACGGCTATGACACCCGCGCTCGATCTCGTGATCGTTGTATCCGATGCGTGACCTATATTAACTCCCGTGAACTGGGGAGAATCACTCGTTCCTAGTCCTAAATTACTTGCGGCTGTAGATGCACTTGTAGCACCTGTTCCACCTCTCGCTAACGCAACTGTTCCAGATGTAATATTACTACCATCCAGAGAATTGAGACCTGTAGTTACACCTGTACCTCCTCGAGCTACCTGTAGTATTCCGGAACTTGCATTTGTGACATTTAAACCTGTTAAACTTGAACCACTCCCTATAAAAGAAGGTGCGGTGATATTTCCCGATGCGTTTATAGCACCGGATGTTGTTAAAGATGTTCCTGTATTTGTAATAATGATCGCGTTTGTTGTTTGGTTATCTTGATTTGTAACTTGTTGTAGATTTAGATTTCCTCCGTTAATTGGTAAGTTTGACAGACCACTTCCATCGCCTCTATATTTGGCACCGGATATGAGATTTATATCTATGGTAGCTACGTTACTATTTTCTAGAGCTTCCTGGAGTGTGGATGCAGTTCCACCTCCACCTCCGCCCCTGTACTTTTGTACATTTCGACCTGTTTCACAACAACCGGGCATTCTTACAAATAAGAATGATTATAATTTAGATGTTAATGAAACACTCACCTTTTTTAAACGGTGTTTCATCTTCATTTTTTTCTGAATTTAAAATTGGTATATGAAATCCACCCTGTTTATACACTTTTAAACGTTTTTTATACATAGCATGACATATCGACCATTGATCGAATATATCATAAATGTGTGGATTATTCTTCTTACCTTTAGTTTCGCGCATGATTCTTCCTATAGATTGAACGATATCTGATTTGGGTGTCGCTAATATAACTGTATCGAGGGTAGGTATATCAAGACCTTCATGTGCTTGACTAAACGTTGCAAATATGATTTGTTTTTTGCTGGATTCTGTTAAGTCGACTTCTTTCATACCACCCATGTATAAACCCGACGTTTTCTTAAAACTTTGGTGCATGACTTCACAATGATGACGACGATCACTCAAAACGAGAACCTGTCGCGTTGTTTTTACTATATCTTTTATGAGTTTTAGAATAACTATATTTCTACCTCTATCTTCGGTAAGCTCTGTAATCATGGTCGCGAGTGACAATTTTCCAAAACGCGTACACGGTGGTGGATCTTGAAATCTATCACACTTATATTCTATTGGGAAAACCTCGACCTGTTCCTGATTTTTACGTTCGGCTTCAAAAAATGTCGGTCCCATAAACCAGTGTAAAACTTTCGTCAGACCATCTTTTCGGGTCGGTGTAGCCGATAAACCAAAAACGTGTTTTGGACACATTTTGAATAGAGATTGTGAAAATACTTTGGCACATATATGATGAGCTTCGTCAACAATGAGTGTACCTATTGAATCAAAATCACTAAATGAATACTCTTTGAGTGATAAAGATTGGAGCATTGCAATTACAAAATCACACTCCGTTTCTTTTTTATTCTGTTGTACTATTCCTATAGAAGCACCTGGGCAAAACTGTTGAATACGTTCGCGCCACTGATTTGCTAAAAATTCTTTATGAACAACAATCATGGTTCGGTAGCCCAATTTACACGCTATAGCCAAAGATACTGTCGTCTTCCCAAAGCCACAAGGAAGTGAAAGTACGCCGTGTCCGGCTTTGAGCGCTGCACCCAAAGCATCGTTTTGATGTGTTTCATCACGTAATTTGCCATTAAACTTACATGATATTTTAACTGGCTCGGGACGACGATCTTCTTTCGGGGGTCCAAATTTATCTTCTCCATAAAACCGAGGAACACATATACCCGATTTTGTTTTCCTGAATACTTTAAAAGGTGGCGGTGGGAATCCAAATTCTGTGTTTACTACGGCACGAACCGTAAGTTCTTTTTTTACATCATTCGAATCTTCTGTTATATACCCTGAACGTGTGAGACTCATTTAAATAGTATTAGTTTAAAAACTTTATATACTTCAATACCCACGAATAGCCACTGTGCTCGTGAGTATTCCAAACACCGTTAAATTGTATTTCGATTAAAACACGGTCACCTCTTTCCATTGATTGAACAGGTTTATCGCCCTCCACATTACACATGACTCTACGGTATCTAAAGGGTACTTTTAGTTTCAAAACGTTTCCTTCGAGTGGGTTATCAACCTTGTTTTTGTAGAGTATGACATTTGATTTACGTTCGTGCGATTTTTCGACATATTCTCTAAATTTATCGGGTACGGTAACCCTGATATACTTTTTATCATTATATTCGTACATAGGTTCGTAGACATTTGCTTGGATAGTTAACATTTATAAGTATAATAGTTCAAAACCTATAAGTATTTTTTTTATATGTAGTTATTAAGATGGCGCTATGTGCGTTAAATATAACTCCTAAATTAAATTTACCATCTAAACATAAATCTAAAACGTGGAAGTTTGCAGGTGAATTTTTAATACGAAAACAGTTTCAAAAAGATCAGGTAAAATTTGGTTCATGGACTCGTGACCAACTCGTCGAACTTGGTCCTACTTTTATAAAATTGGGTCAAATTGCATCTTCACGAGTTGATTTGTACCCATTAGAATTTACCAGAGAATTGGAATCTTTACAGGATAACGTACCCCCGATAGAAGAGAAAAAAATTATAGACATGATAGAAACGCATGTAAATTCTGGTACATTTTCATATTTTGAACACAAACCTTTTAAATCTGCAAGTATAGGACAAGTTCACAAAGCAACTTTACAAACGGGTGAGAATGTTGTTGTTAAACTTAGACGTCCTCAAATATACGAAATAATGAAAAGTGATACGGATAATATTAAAGATATAGTTAATTTACTTGAGAAAATTGGTATAGATACAGGTACAAATACAGGATATGTTCTAGATGAATCTATAGATTACTTATTAGCTGAAACTGATTACGAAAAAGAAACCTTGAATGCTAAAAAATTTAGAAAATCTTTAAAAAATGTGGGATGGATGAAGATACCTAAAGTTTATATGGAACTCTGTACACCCGATATGATTGTTATGGAATATATAGCTTCCGAAAAACTTAACGATATAACAGATCCAAGTGTTAATCGTAAGAAAGTTTGTGAAGCTCTTATAAACTCTTACGTAATACAGACGATGGATAAAGGTTTTTTCCATGCCGATCCACACCCCGGTAATTTGGGGTTTTCAAGTAATGGAAAACTTGTTTTCTATGATTTTGGTCTCGTTATTAATATTTCTGATGAAATGCGTCAGGGGTTTAATGAACTATTTATACACATAATAAATAAGGATACAAAGGGTATAGTTAATGTACTTATTCGTCTAGAAGTTATTTTACCTACAACATCAGATACCAGTGACATAGAACTCTTTTTTAAAACGACACTTAACTATTTAGAAACGCTCGATGGTAAAAATCTTAAGAATGAAATATTACAAGATGATAATCTTTTAAAATTAGCACAAGAAAAACCCTTTATAATACCAACTGCATTTGTATATCTTGCTAAAACTTTCTCAACGATAGAAGGAACGTGTATAAAACTTGACAGTGATTTTACATATATTGAATATCTTGAACCTATATTAAGAGAACAGATTTCTGATAGTATAGATATAGGTAGTATGTTGACAACATCCGTTGAAATGCCTAGTAGAATAAAAAATATAAGCACCGCTATATTGGATATGGAACAATCGCGCGCGTCCATGAAAAGATCTATGGAAAAATCACGAAAAGAAATGAGGTACGTGCAATACAGTGTGTTATTAGCTGTTTTTGCAGGTAACTTGTTGGAAAATTATAAAGAACTTTCTGCATTTTTAACTTTAATAAGTCTTGATTTAGCAGTTAGGGCTTTTCGTAAAAATCGATAGCTGTTGTTTCCGGTGATGCTTTTTCGGATGCTTTTTTATCGTTGAAAAATTCCTTGTGTTTTTCAAATAAACTTTTTGTTTTTTCGACTTCATCTTTAGCGATATCTTTTAATTTATCTTTTATAGAATCAACTTCACCGTCTCTTTGTTTACGAAGTTTTTTACCAAACTTCTTAAATTTTTTTTGCGTTGAAGCAAACGTTGTGGTTACTGTGGAAAGTGAAAACATTATATTACTTATTATTCGGTAACATTTTTATTTTTCTTGTTATAGTATAAGTATGTTAACCGATAGCAATATTCGTAAAAAGATTACACAGGTACGTAAAACTCGGGGTCAAATATACGCACCTCTTAAATATTTCAGGGGGCTTTCTTCCCTGAAACAAGTTGAAGATAGATATAAAAAGATGTTAAAAAGAGATTATAGACCTTTTAAAACCGATAAGAAAGCGGTTACTAAAACGTCTAGCTACACAGCAAAGTTTCGTAAAAAATACCCTGGTATAACGAAACTGAAAGATATATCCAAAGTGACAGGTATACCGTTAAAAACTTTAAAAACGGTATACGACCGTGGGTTAGCCGCGTGGCGAACGGGACACCGACCAGGTGCGAGTCCACAAGCGTGGGCGTATGCGCGTGTACACAGTTTCGTTGTTAAGGGGAAAACGTATTATACGGCTGATAAGAATTTACGTTAAAAAATGTACATTAGATATAAAGATATAATCCTATTATATATAATGGAAATTACTGTTGAACGATTTAATAACGGTAAGTATAACTTAAATACGATATCAAATGATCAGTATATAGGTAACACATTAAAACAGGGGTACGAGTGGGATGGTTGGATGCGATACGATGTGGAAAAATATTATAAACCAGGTACGGATATTATTGATATAGGTGCTAATATAGGGTATAATACACTCATGTTTTCCGATTACGGACCAGTTGTTTCATTCGAACCAGTTTTCTTTGAGATTGCTAATTTAAACTTAAAATCGAACGATTTAAAAAACAAAGTATCCATGCACCCATGTGCATTATCAGATACGATCGGTGAAAAGATTGAAATGTATCTTCCTAAACCCGTTGAAAACAATATGATAAACTATGGTGGTACCACAATGTTTCCAAACGAACATCACGATATGAATAGTACGATTACCGCAATTACGGATACTCTTGATAACGTGTATAAAGGTACACCTTCCATAATCAAAATGGATGTTGAAGGTGCAGAGATGAATGTTTTACGTGGTTCTATTAGTATACTAAAAAAACATAAACCGGTATTATTAATTGAAATAGGTGATTATGAAAAGAGTAAAATACCCGATTTTCTGAGAGACGAGGTTGGGTATGTGTGCACACCCGAATCTCGACCGGAATGTATGTATTTATTTGTTTAAATCGTGTACTAAATCGTCTATATTTTTATAGTACCGCTTTAGATCTTTCATGAACCGTTTACTTTTTTCGAGATCTTCATTTTTCTTTCTATTTTTATAAATATAAGCTAAATTTGATTTCGAGTATCGGGTTCGTTTTTGGTTCTCGTTAGGTTTTCTTGGAACGAGTTTTTTATCCTTTTTCGAAACGCTTTGCATGGGTTCAATGCGTTTCGTAAAACTAATAGCTTGCATGACCGTATCGGCAAGATCGTCTTTCTTTTTGGATTCGTTGAATATTGGTATCCAATGTGCATTAACTGTATTGTTCCAAATGAATTGTTGACACCTTTCTATGGACGCCTTTTTACGTTTATTATACATAACTTTACCCGGTCCTGCAAAGTCGGGTATTTTGAAACGTGCATCGTAAATGATCGTTTCGGCCGTATGGTTCCGAATAACAAAGTAAGCGTGTAAAAAATGTTCAACCATTTTCATTTTCCTATTTTTATCGGGTTGTTTCTCGATAAGAACCGTATCTGCTTTTAAAATCCACTTTTTTTCATCTAAATGGTTTCGTAGCGAAACGAATAAGCCGTCTTTATGTTCAGGGGGTACTCCGGAAACATCCCACTGAACAATAAGATTGGACGTTTCATCGAGCATACACATCGCAAGATTGCGTATACCGACGTCTATACTTAAAATCATTAATATAAAGAAAATTTATATCTTTAAATACCTATATATATTTGCTCGATGCTTTATTCATGGCACCTTGTCCTGCTGGTGACATTGCAACGATAGCTACCGATAACATTACCATAACAATACCAATAACGGATGCAATTGCACTCGCCATCATTGGACCTGTTGCCGCACTAATCATTTCGGCAAAGCCACCGGCTTTACTTTTCATATCAGCGCCGAGATCAGCAACCAAACCACTGGTAACCTTATTTTCAATCAAGGCATCCGTGAGTGCTTCCTGAACCGATTTAGCTGCCAACTTAGCCGTTAAGTTTTGGGTCCTGTCAAATGGTTCACCCATACAATCTAAATCACCACCAATGTTTATCGTATCGTTTTGGATACTAACTTGTTCCATTATAAGGTCTGTTAAATTTTCTGTTGTAATCGTTGTATCAACAATATTCTGGATTTCCATATTTACGGTTTGTTGTAAATTCTGTCTATCACCAAAATTAAAACTACCAGCCTGTGTCGATTTTTCCATAGCTGCAGATGCACCAGCCTGCATTTCCGCTGAAATTTCATTTTTCATTGCTAATATAGTATTAGGTATCTGTGCAACATCTGCCTGCATATCTGCATCGAGTGTTTGTGACGATGTATAAGGACATGCGATCATTGACCCACCTATATTCATGGTCATTTTTTGAATATTTGTTTGTGAACCCGATACTTTTTGTGTATTTTTTGTAACTTGGTTGTAAATGGATTTATTTACAGCGCTCATATTAAATGTTTGCTCGATAGTTTGACTTCCGCCTCCACCCATGTTTATAGTTGCCTGAGAAAATAATAATATAATGTAAATATAATAAAGTATGGGTTGTTCGTATGATATGGGTTCAACTCTACCAGATCCTTTACGTGTTCCAGAAGGTGAAGATAAAACAAACAAGGATAAATTCTTTGCTGAAAATGTTGAGTGGTTTCGTGTATGGGGTAAAGAATATCAGGCAAATGGAATGACTAATTGGAGAGATGAACTTGCTACTTTTAACGGTGGTAATATAGCGGGTACGTCGACCAAAATGAATTACGAAGACGAAAATTTATGGCCGGATTCGGGTGTAATCGGAGAGAGAAATAAAATTGGGGGTCATGTAGATCTTGGTGCCAAATTTAGCAAAGAGGTATGTATAAGGGGTTGGACTAAAATGAATTTAGATCATTGTAATACGAAAGAAGGTGTTATATTGGATAGCGGTCACCACCCGTGGTTGAATAATGAACAATGTACCTGTTTCGATATGGCAGAGACATATAACGGTGCAGATATAACATCTGAACTTTTAACGGGGTTATATGCAGCGACAAATTGTAGCGATGCGTTTAATTGGGGTGAAATGGCGGATAATTTCTGTGCGAAACCAGAAAACTTTAAAGCGAGTATTGGTAATGGTATGTGTAAAGATAGAAACCCTGATACTCGAAAAGAGTATTGTAAACTTGAGGATAATATCGTAACAGATACCGATAATTGTTCTAAAGACAAGCTCGGTGAAGATGATTATAACGACGTGGGTATTTCGTATTGTAAACGAGACGGTGAAGATGCAAAACAAGGTGGTATGCGACAAAATTGGTGTAAATGTTACAATTTAGATACTGGTGTGTGTGAAACGAATTTAGACGCGGCTGGGTGTCGAACTGCGCGAAACAATGTAGAAAGTCAGAAAAAATTCTTTAGTGCCGAAGAATACGACATTTTGCGTCAAAATATGGTGTGTCGACCGGGAACGTGTTCGAATGGGTTTTTACCAAAAAATTATCAAGATCAGTGTAAACCGACGTATAGAATATGTGGAGAAGACGTTGATATAGGTCTTCTCTCAAATGCACAACTTTTAGTAAAGTGTCACTCTGGCGATGAGGACCTCCCAGATTTTATGAAAACGGGTGAAAATGCGGGTAGTTCGAGGTACGAACGTAATAAAAATAGAAGACGCGAACCACCGTTTGACCAAGGGGTACTTAGTAAGACACCAATCAAATCATGGCCTAGACGTTGGAGTACGGACGATGAAGATGCGAAGTATATAGTTGGTTATAGTATAACTTCGGCAGCTTCGTGTTTGTTAGTTGCAGGTGGACTGTTTATGATGATGGGGAAAAAATAAAATGTAAGTGGATATTAGTATGTCAACAAAAGAACAACATTTAAACAAAATGGTTGATGATTGTGTGGAAGGTGATAATATCAAAAATGATAAGGAAAATACAGTAGACAACAAGTGTCGACACACAGATGAAAAATTAGGTGGGTATAATAAATATTTTTACCATTATTTGGGTCAAAAGTATTGTAATAGAGATGATCTAGGTGACAACCTTGGTATGAACGACGAATGGTGTAGTTGTTATAACATAATGGCAAATAAGTGCGATGCTAAGCCAGATATACCAGGATGTACTGAAACAAAAACTGTTTGGAGTGATATGAATACACACTTATCCGAAAAGGATAAGGCACAGTTTGAAGGTATGCGTCAATGTATTGGTAATTCGTGTGTTGGTTTCAAGTATAGACCGGAAAATTATAACGCGAACTGTGATAGAAACGTACTAATATGTAATTCTAATTTTGAAGTGGGTGGTAATATAATAGGGAGTAATGTATCTATAAACCAAGATTGTCAAATTAAGAGTGATCAAGTACCTGAACCTGTTATTACGAGTTCGAGTGAAATAGCTAAAGGAACGTTCGTCGAAAAGATATTCAAGTTTGAAGAAGATAAGGAAAAAAGTCTCGTCCAAAAAACATATTTTAGGTACATATCAACACTTTCGTCTATGTTATGTATGGGTATTGGTGGGTTCGTGGCAGTTAGTGTTGTTTAAATAAAATATTTATACATAGAAATGGCGACGTGTGAAAATCAATGGAAATATGGCGAATCCGATATACCTCACGTGGTTTCGGGTGAGTGCCAAACCGATTTTTTTAACGCCAACGCCATCACGTATTGTGATTCGTCAGACGGTATGAATAACGATTGGTGTGCGTGTTATAATACAACCATAGAAGGTCGGTGTGATACCAATCCAAATATACCAGGGTGTAATGAAACATTAGACCTATCAAATAAATTAAAAGATAATTTAACTAGTGATCAAAGAAACCAACTCGATGGTATGCGTCCGTGTTGGAAAAGTGTATGTGCGGGTAATCGATACATGCCAGATATGTGGGATAAAAACTGTAACAAATCGGTTGTTATATGTAATAGCAAAGTAGATGTTGGTGGTGCAATTTTGGGGAGTAACGTAAAAGTTAACCAACACTGTAATTCGGAAAACGCAGAAGGAAATCCATTATCGACTACTATAGGTACGACTGATTATACACCAGGTGAGGCTGACGATAAAGAAAAGGAAAGAAAGGTATCAGAAAATATTGAAAAAGTATTTAAATTTGATGAAGATAAAGATAAAAAAATATACGAAAAACGGTACATACAAATAATGTTAATTATTTTGGTAATAGTATTTGTATCTTTACTCGGACTTGGTGTAATCGTTTTATAAAAATAACATTTTTTATTACAAATAATATATAATCTATAGTAATAAACAATGGGTGGTGGTTGTAGTCGTGAAACACACGCTGAAGGCGGTTATAGTTTTTATCATAAAGAAGCAAAAAGTGCTTTTAATGCAGCTGCAAACCCAATGGAACACCATCTTTCTGGTGGATCTACGGTAAACGCTTCGTTTCCGTATATTAAAGATACAAAAATGGAAATGGATGGAACTGCTCTAAGGACGAGTAGTGATTGTGATGGTTGGGGCACGGATTGGCTGAATTCGATTATTATACATCCAGAAAAATTTATCGCCGATCGTGCCGTTCTTTATCTTACGGGTCCGGGTAGAAATGGTAAACAAACCATTGTACTTACACCTAATTTTGGTCCTGGGTGGAGAAATATAAGTAAATATAATTTATTTAATAATTATTACATATATGCAAATCATTTTGCCGCGGAACCAACAGATAGTGAAGTATATATAGATAAGTATATACCTACTAAGACCGAACACGGTTTTTACGAATATGATTTTGCGATTAGTAAACGAAAAATTATAGATAAATATTGTCCGGAGGCGGACCCAAATAGATCTGGGTGGCTTAGGATGTATTGGTATAGGTTTATATACGATAGAAAGGCTATAGAAAAGTTACATACAAATCATGTTATGGTTAATAGTCCTCAATTTAAAGGTGATTGGGGAAAATTAGTAAAGAAGTATTGTAATGCTGATATAGATACTAGAATAGGACACATAGTTGGTAAGGGTAAAACGACAAATGAGGAAGATGAAGATATAGAAATAACGTGTTTAGCGACAGATCAAAGTCTTGGTGATGCATATTGTAGAAAAGATGACAATATAGAAAAAACTATATGTAGAGCGTATGATGATTTTGAACTCGTTGCGAGTGCGTATTGTGATAAGGACGTTAATCAAAAAAAACCTTTTTGTGGGTGTGCAAATGCAGTCAAACTTGATTTTTGTACGAATAAGGGTGACCAACAATCTGAATATCCCGGGTGTGCAGAAACTGCAGACCTGTGGAAAGCAATTGAGAGCGGTTTGATGGATCGTGATAGAAGGTTCTTTAAAAATAGACGTAAGTGTCACCAAAGTGTGTGTGATTCCTCGAGGTACCAACCAACCGGGTGGGAAAACGGGTGTAACGCTTCATATAGTGTTTGTACAGATGATACTAAAATAAAAGGTGACTTGATAGATAGCGATTATTCGGTTACACAAAACTGTAGCTTTACCGAATCGGGTGAAATGTTATTCGACGGTGATATAGGTAAAAGAACACCTGAAAAAATATTTATCGACGATGCAACTAAAGAAACCAAACTTTTTGAAAAAATATTTTCGGTCGAAGGAGAAAAACACGATCAGTGGTATGAAAAACGTATGTTCCATATACTATCATCTTCATCTTCTTGTATTATTGCAATACTAATGGCAATGGGTTTGATAGTTATTTAAAGAAAAAACATACGTTATGTGTATAAGAATGTGGTGTTGGTGGTGTTGTCATACATTCGAGGGTATACCTTTGAGTATGCCATATAAACACGATGAACGGCGTAATAAGTTTTATACATCAGGTAATTTCTGTTCCTGGAGTTGTATGAAAACGTACGTTATCGATAAGTACGGGTGTAATCGAGGTGGTCTTATATGTGGTAACATGGTCATGATGCGGCGAAAAATCTTTGATAAGATAGGACCAATAAAAAAAGCGCCACGTAGGCAAAGATTATTAGAGTTTGGGGGTGACATGACAATAGAAAAGTTTAGAGAAAATAACGTGATTGATACAGAAATCCCTAATAAAATAGATACTGAACCTGTACGTGATATAGTTATACCCATACACGATAATACAAAGAAGATGAACGATATTAAAATAGCAACGGGTAAAAATGAAACATTACGTTTGAAAAGAGAAAAGCCACTCAAACGAAACGAAAATAATTTAGAATCAGTTTTAGGATTAGTTATTAAACCCAAATCCTAGTTTACGCCTTTGTTTATTAGTCGGAACAGATTTCGGTATGTGTATATCTTTATAGGAATTTATCCATTTCGTACCATCATACGCAATCCATTTTATATCGTATTTTTCTATAATTTTTCTACACATAACACACGGTAGTGATATACCGTCACCATAACTGGTTCGTCGACGTATCACTAAAGTTCCGCATTTTCTATTAAACCAAGATGCAAATTGGTGATTTTTGTACCCCTTTTTTAAAAATTCACGTTTTAAATTGGTTATTATACGTCTTTCGGCACAACATATACAATCACTTTTAGTAACTTTTGATAATTTGGTAGTATAAGTTGTCACTGTTGTGAATGACATTTATTTATACGAGCGAATTATTTTTAATATCGTTACAATTATTACATACGTTTCCACAATACACAAAAGAGCAATGTACACATTCGTTTAACGTTCTAACTTTCCGTTTAACGAGTTTGTTTTGAGAATACATAATTAAATCCTTAACAGTATAAATTCCATACATGACCATGGTTTCTAAATTTGGAAACTTCATTTGTATTTAATATACGAGTAAAAACTTTATGTTATATTAATTATTTGAAACACCCAAACAATTTTTTACATCCAGCACTTGTTTTTAACATGACCGCAAAACTATCAATCATACCAGGTACCATAGCTTTTAAAAGTGTTTCGAATTCGGTATCAGTATCACCTTCATCGATTTCTTCAATGATGGAAAAGATCAAATCCATGACAAGTTCTTTCTTATTTGGTCCCGACATAGTTTTAAGATTTTGAGCTTGGAGCATAAGTGTCGATACCAGAATACACACGTTTTCTTTCGTGATACGTTTACCCTTATATCTTTCGACAATTTTCCTCATTTCTTGTGCGACTTCTTTAGACTTTTTAGATTTAGAATCATAGTTTGATACAATCTTTTCTGGTGGTTGTGACATTTTATATAGATCTATAAATTAATTTCTTTAATTAATATAATGAACACAGACGATAAAATTGCGTTTGTTGCTATAGTTATTGGTTTAGCTCAGATGATAATGTTAACAAACAAGTTAATCAATACCGAAGATATTTCTTATTACAGTGTAAATTATGTTGTAGCTGGTATAATTGCCAGTGTACTTTGGATAATTTATCAATATAGAAAAGGTGCCAACTTTTCAGTCGCTTACTCAACAGCTGGTTTATTTATCGGTTTATATATTTTACAAAGGATATTAAAGGAACAAAAAGATAATAAAAAAGAATAAAATGCAATCTATATTAAGTACCAAAAATACACGTTTACCTATTAAACTAAAAAAACGTAACTCGTTGAGATTCAAAACACATGCATCTGTAAATTGGAAATATGTCGAAGCAGTTAATGGACGTGCTGCAATATACGGAACGATTCTTGGTGGAGCTAATTGGGGACTTACGGGTTTGAATGTTATTGAACAAACACAATATTTACCATGTGCTATATTGGGTGCTGGTTCTTCTTTGATAGCTATAGGTACCATGACAAATGCAATTGGTAAGTTATCAGAGGAGGATTTTGAAAAGTTCGCGTCAATTAATACAGGGCGTTTTTTCATGACATGCTTTTCGGGACTGGTTATAGCTGCTATTACCGGTGTCTAACATGCCAATATCTGTATTTGATAAAATGTACGCTAAAAAATGTACCATTTTTATTTTTTCATTTAGACTAAATGTTCCTGCCCCACGCATCACGTGAGCCAAGAGCATTAGCATCAAATGTATGGATTCGCATAGTTCCATATATATTATTTAATTATTTTAAATAGCTTCCATATTACCACCCTTCTTTTTGAAAATGAAAAGTGCGGAACCTATGGCTGCAAGAAGGTAAATAACTATACCAAATGCACCCATACCCTTAGCCGCTTCATCTTTATCACTATCTGGACATTCTTGTGCGAGAGCTAAAGACATGGCTGAACCGATGAAACCCATAATACAATACATAGATGCTATCATTTTTTCTTGTGTAGATGCACCCAATAATTTTTGGATCAATAAAACAAATGGTATAACTATACCTAAAGTTAATGTATGACTCAAATACATTTTAATATTTTGCCACTTTTCACTTGATTGAATCGCATCACATCTTTCGAAAACTTTTATACCGACACCCGTTATAGTTGCGTATATACCCGCTAGCACGATTGTCATACCTACTAATTTCCAACTTGGTGTTTCGTTACTCATTTTTTATTATAGACTGAGAAAATAATATTTTCTAAATTATATTTTGGTTTCCAATTATTTACCCGTTTGAACGCGTCAAATTCGTTTAACCCTGATTCTTTTTTACATGGTATATAAAACTTATTAGATACTTTTATAACAATTTTATTATCAACTATACCAACTTCGTTTATATTTTCACCTTCCCATGTTATTTGTTTACCCATAATTTTCAAAGTAAGTTCTATCATTTCGCGTATTGTGTGTTTTTGCCCTGTCGATACTACATAATCACCTGGTTCTTTACACTGTAGTATTAACCACATAGCTTCGACATAATCTTCTGCGTGTCCCCAATCCTTGTACGTGTCAATATTACCGACTTCGACGTGTTCAATTTCACCTATCATAACTTTTTTTAAACCATTTATTATCTTTGGTGTTACGAATTTTTCACTTTTATAAGGAGATTCATGACTGAATAATACACCCGAGGATACGTGAAATCCATGTACATTTCTATACATTTTTACAATCAGATCTGCAGATATTTTTGAAATACTATAAATCGTATCTGGATTATGTATAGTTTCTGAAGAAGATGCCTGAAATATTTTACATTTTTCAATTAGTTTTAATTCTTTTACGACTTCTAGAATCGTGAGTATACCAATGGAATTAACATGAAACGTTTCTATTGTGTTATTTACCTTTAGACCTGTATTTACCTTAGCGGCTAAGTTGTATATTTCAATATTTTCAAAATCCTTATATTTCAATAAAAGTTTATAAAACTTTTTTTTATCTAATACGTTTATTTTATAACCGTCTACAGTGTATTTTTTTCTATGTAAAAACTTTGATAGATATTTACCATCCTGTCCTAGATACCCTGTTATTATGGCAACATTCATTTAAAGAGTAAGGGTATAATATCTTTAAATGAAGGTTGATATTTCAAAGGGTGAATTAATAGATAAGATTACTATCCTTGAAATTAAAATGGATAGAATAAACGATAAAAACAAATTAAAAAATATTAAGAATGAACTCGATATATTATATAAACTTGAGTTTGATACTAAACATAAGGGATCCATGAAGGATGTAAATGTGAAGATATGGGATTGTGAAGAATCAATACGAAAAATGGGTATGGAAAATCCACCCCCGGATTTCATTAAATGTGCTAGAAACATTCATATATTTAACGACGAGCGTGCACGTATTAAAAAACTGATAAATATAGAAACTGGCTCTGAAATTATTGAAGAGAAGAGTTACTAATCTACAAAAGTCCAAACCTGATCACTAAACACCGTTTTTACGACATCCGGTGTATAATATAGATGTGCAACATTTGTATGAAAAAAATTAGTTTTTTTATTACCCAATTTCATTAACTCAATCATCCAGTTATACGAGCTGTTCATACAGTGCACTTCCTTGGCATTCTCGATTAACCAAATATAACTAAATATATTAGGATTATCACACTGGAAAAATTCGTCTTTTTCGTTTATTAGTTTAGCATGAGGTTTGTATATAAACTTGTCGGTCTCCACGTTTATATACCTATTTCGTTCCGGGTCATCGTGAACAAATATATAATCTTTTGTGGGCGGTGTTATTTGTATAGAGCTATCTCCAATTACCTTGAACTTTGAGTACATGTATAACGGGTTTACTTTTGCCTGTAGGTAAATACCATGAGCCCAGTTAACTGAATTTGTATAAGAAGACCATATAGTATCATTCATACCATACGTTGCGAGTGGTATAACTTTACTATTTTTTGGTATTTTAGAACGAATTTCGTTTGGGTTTGTATTATCTAGTGGTATAAGTGTAACTTTATCACATATATCTCTATACATGAATTTTACCGAATCTTCATGTGTGTTTTTAATAAAAAGATTTACGTGATTAGTTTCTGCAAAATGTCTTACCATTCCATTAAGCATTATTTGATCACCTAAACCTAGATGGTGTAGAATTGTTATTGACATTTTATGTAAATATATTTTTATAACTTTAAGCTTTCGATTACAGATGTAAATAATCTTTCGATCATATATTTGGTAACAAATTGGCTATTTCCAACATATACACCATTATAATGTAGTATATCAGCGTTGGGTGCCGTACATGTATCTTTCCATTTATGTAAAAATGGGTGCTTTAATAAATTTCCCGAAACAATTGGTCTATGTTCTACACCCAAATCGTCCAAACCTTTTATAACGTCCAATCTATTACTCTTGTCCTTGCATATGATTGGAAATGCGTACGAACTATTTGAACTATTGGTATCTGGTATATGAAAATAGTCTTCATAATGAATAAGCTTTTTAATAAAATATTCATAATTATCTTTACGCATTTGAATATTCTCGTCAAGACGCTTGAGCTGTTCGATTCCTAAAACTGCGTTTATTTCGGTATTTTTGAAATTGTATCCGTCGGTTAAGAACAAGAAAGCTGGATTTATATCCGGGTATTGTGATGTAACTTTATCATAATTTTCTGGCAAAAGATGGCGCGCACACCCATGGTTTCTCTTGAGTCTCATGAGTTCATAAAGTTCGGTATTATTTGTACATACCATACCACCTTCGATTGTAGTCATGTGGTGACCAAAATAAAAACTGAATGTTGAACCTGTGCCATGTCCTCTTTTTCTACCAGAGGGTTCTTTTATCCCATGAGATTCGCATATATCTTCTAAAAATATAGCCTTGGGATACTTTTCTTTTAGTTTATCCATCGGTGCATTGAATCCGAGTAAATGAGTAACGAATACTATTTTTATATCGTCGTCATTTGGTAAATTTTCAGTGTCAAAACTATAGTCTTTTAAGTTTATATCACAAAAAACTGGTTCGAGACCTAATTGGAATACCGGTGCTACGTTTGTAACCCATGTACAAGCAGGTACGAGTACTTTAGAACCATTCGGTATTTTATAGAGTTCCTTTACGGCTGATAAAAGAAGTATATTCGCTGTACTACCGGATGTAACGAACAAAGAATGTTTACACGCGAGCCATTCACACCAGTTTTTTTCAAACTCTGTAACTTTTTCACCACACGTAAATTTATCGGTTGATGCTATGAATTCGATAAGTTTTATCTTATCGGATTCAGTAATAGCACTTTTCATTAAGGGCCAAAACATTTTTTTTATAAATATATTGATTTATAGCTTTAAGTTTGTAAAGTTCTGTAATATTCATCTTGTTTAGTCATTTTTTCAACTGTTTTAATATGATATAGGGCTATTTCCGGTGATTCACTTATTTTTAATATTTCATTCGTACCTGTAACTATTTCATGTAATCCCTTAGACCATTTAATCTCCGGTGTATTTTTATAAATTCGACCTTGATAATCCGGCCAATTTATCCAACCACAATTGTTTATTTTAAAACTAAGTTTTTCTAACCATTTCTGTGTAAACCCGGGACATATGTTAATTCTTGGTATATACATGAGTTCACATTTATTTTCATGTATAACAGACTTGATATTTTTAATAAATAATTCCTGTGGCATTTCATCTGCGTCGATAACAAATATATAATCACCTTTACAAACACTATTATGAAAGTTTCTGTGATCTGAGAAATTACCACAAAATGGGCGTTCAGAAACACTTATATCTTTTTCAAACGTTTTTAATACATCACGTACTTCTTGTGTGACATTTTTACTATCAACGAGTACGTTTATTTCGTCAATTGGTTCTTTTACCTTTTTCAGAAATGAAATGAGTGAATATAATTCATTTGATTCGTTACACACAGTTATTGCGTATGATATGCTTAATGTTTTGAAAGAAAAATAATTTTTATTTATCTTTTCTAAATCCTTCAATATTTTCATGTTATTTAAGGTGTGACTTTGTTCAGTTGTATCTGAATCCCTTGCTGCAACATGGTGAAGTGCATTTTCATCGAATCCATATTCCAATTGTTTTAATTTACCAAGGTTACATTCTTCTGTAAAAACAGTTCTTCTTTTAATACCTGTTTTTTCGAGTAAGTTTGATATCAACATGTCATCGTTCCATGTAATACTTAACAATTCCCTAAATTCTGGAAGTATACTTCGAAGCCAATCTGTTCTATACAGACATGAACCATAAGCCTCTAAAACGTCAACGGATGGTTCTATATGAATTCTCGGGTATTGTCCCTTGAAGTATGTATCAAAATTAAAACCCGATAAACCCCATGCACTTTTAGGTTTATTTGTATTAAAATTTTCCAATAGATGAACTATTAAATCTGTTTGGTATATCGTATCATCGTTAACAACTATGAGTATATCAGCATCACTTTTTTTAATAATAGGAGCAAAAGCCGAAGTCCCGGGTCCCAAGTCTTCACAATCTAAATTTAAAATTATATTTTTACCTAGTTCCTTGTATGGAAATACACCATTCCAATCCGGGAATCTATTGTATTTTTTAGGTATATTAACCCATATTTCATCAAATTTTTCGAGTTTTTTTAAATTTTCTATATAATCGTTTAAGTACTTGAATCTGGGTGGTATAGTGGTAAAACTAAGTATTGTTTTCATTTAATATTTTAAAATTTTATTCTATAAGTTATATTAATTAAAAAATAATATAATGATAGTATAATGCTTGGTAGTGAAATTGAACATATAGATGATCTTGGTACGTCTAATACTGATAATATGGCTGAATTGGAAGACATTTTAAGATATTGTCAGGTGGGTCGAGATTGTTCAAAATCTGTTATGGATGAATATACAGCCTGTGATAAGATAAGTAAAGAGGTAATAGTTTGGTATTATCATAACAAAAAAGTACTCAAACAGATGAATGAATGGGCTATACTTCATAAAGAAGAATTTTCTGAATACCAAAAAAAGATAAAATCCGTGCAAGAACGTATTAAAAAATTAAAAAACAATGTTCTTAAGTCTTAGTACAATTTCAAAATTTCAGAAACTGCAGGGTGTCTTAAAATGTCTTCATCATCCATAACGACATGTTCGATATATTCTAATTCTAAACATTTTATTCGTTTAACAAGATCAGCGAGACCATTTCTTGGACCTAAATCACTTTGTTTCAGGTCACCCATAACGATCATTTTGGAATTATCACCCAGTCTCGTTAAAAGCATTTTCATTTGGTTAGGTGTACTATTCTGCATTTCATCCGCAATTATAAATGAATCATTGAATGTTCTACCTCTCATAAACCCTAAAGGTTCTATACACACGTGTTTTTCAAGCTGGTTACGTGTAAGATAATTTTCAAAAACATCCATCATAGGTCTCGTCCATGGTTCCATTTTTCTTTCCATTTCACCAGGTAAATATCCCATATCTTCATCGGCTGCAACTATTGGACGTGTAAGTATAAGACGGTTACACTCTTTGTTTACTAATTTTTCTGCTGCGACCTGACACCCAAACATTGTTTTACCCGAACCGGCTGGACCGGTTGTGATTATAATAGGTTTTGACCCCTGTATAACCCTCAAATATTCGCATTGTCCGGGAGTTTTGGGGAAGTTCATCTGTATAAATTAACTTAAGGTTTTTTTCTATTATCATAATAAGATGATATCGAACGTTATAAAACCTGTAATTGTAATTAAACCTATAAAAAAATATAGAAATCGTATAGTAACACGATGTGTTTCCGGTAACGATTATTCCGAACAGACGTTTGATGATGTTGATACCGTACTTGTAAAATATTTTACGTTTCGATCTACACAATATACTTTAGGACAGGTATATGAAATGGATATGTCACCCATGAAAAGTGAATTCAATTGGTTGTGTGATTTTGCAAATGTACATAATCCAAGTTCTGGAGATGCGTTTATTGAGGCATTGTATGAAAATGGTAAAACAAATATTGCATCCCGTGTTATGGAAAATAGGGAAGGGTTATTAAAACGTTGGTTATCACAAACGACTGAAACGAACGGTGAAAAATTGGGGTTAAAAATGCACAATAAAAATATGGATATATCTCGAAACATGTTAACAAAGTCACTTGAAAATACACCAGAACCAACTAAGTCTATGGATGAAGTATAAAGGTTAAATTATTACTATATAATATGACAGGTATCATGCATTTTCATTTTATAGGTATCGTTAAAGGTGGATATACAACAATCACTGACCCAGATGGTAAACCACGTATAATTTGTTTTAGTAAAAAAAAGACTGCTGATAAATGTGTAGACTATATGAGTAAATACCGTTCAAGCTACGGTGTATGGCCGGACATGAATTTGGAACAGCCCGTCTCTCGAATAAACCCCAATATAAATTTCAAGAAAAGAACACCTGAAAATATAAGGGAATATATTTTCATTGAAGAAATGGTAAAGAGTCAACTCGATGAAATGTCAACTGGTACGGGTGTATGTTACTTTTACTGTCATACTTTCGCATATAAGGACGATTTATTACGGATATCATTATCTGGTCAGAAAATAGACGGTGAAATTGATGATAGGTATTATAAATCAAGATTAGATACAAGGTTAAAGAATGTGTGAGTATGTACATTATAAATGTCCTTTGTAAAAGAGTTTGATCCCAAAAATGAAGACCACGTGTTATGGTTACAAAAAGTTGATACTGTTATGTTGCATATAACAGACCATGCGAATGAAAGTAAAGATATGATGAAAATCGTAAATGAAAATCCATTTGGTATTAAAATGAAAAATCCAATGGATTGGGCACAGTCTCATTTTCAATTATGTATGAAATATTCACAAGCTGTTCTGAGAGGAGTAGCTCATATTCCGACTCAAGGGTCGACTGATTAAGCCCGGATAAGAACGAGTTCTAGGTCGCGATTCTCTAGTTAACTTATAGTATTCTTTTAATGTAAAGTCCTGTGGCTCTGAATACTCGTCCATGCGTATAAGTAAAATTTTACCTAATATAAACATGTTTGTAAAAGGTCTAGGTAATCTATTTTGGTTTAAGTTAAGTTCAATCGATGATTCTGAACACTTAACTATAACAACGTCTTCGTCAGGCCACTGACCTACAAATGACGCCTTACCTTTTAGAATATTGAAAATTTCATTTTTTTCAGGTGAAATGTCGATAACTATTTCTACTATGTCATTACGTTCCTCGTTTATTAAAACAGCAAGCGTCATCTATTCTATGTGAATAAAAAAAGTTGCTTTTAATAAATGAATACTTTACTTAAACTTTCGATTGCTCTTATACTTGTATACGTAATACTATACAGGTCGGATTTATACACTAACATTGTTCTTGATACTGCCTGGAAAGAAACTCGCAATAAACCAGTTACAACATCGGACCCCTTTAACATGTGCTCCCCAGAGTCATTTTCTGACTGTAAAAAAAATAAAATGGAACTCCTAAGTCGATATTAATTTATATAAATTAATTAGGATGTTATCTAATCGAGAATACGCGCTACAAAAATACTCTGATGTTATGGAACTGGGTATCGATAATAATATCGTTCAAAATTTAGAAAGAAATACATATAATTGGGCACATAGACGAACATTGGAAGTAGGTGATTGTCCAGCAGCAGACAATCGTAAACATGTTCAGAGATATAAACAAAAGTTTTTGAGTATTATGTATAATCTAAAAAATTCACCAGATCTCAAAGATAGAATTTTGAGGGGTGAATTTAAAACAACTATGGTTATTAATGCATCACCACAGGGGTTGTGGAAAGATGGTCCATACGCAAAAATGTCTGAAAAAATAGCCGTTCAAGAAATGAAAAAACAGCATGCGTCCAATTATATGCATGATAAAGACTATAAAGGACTATTTAAGTGTGGGCGGTGTAGAGGATACAAAACTACTTTTTACCAAATGCAAACACGTAGTGCTGATGAACCCATGACAGTGTTTGTTACGTGTCACACGTGTAATCGAAGATGGAAAACTTAGAGAACGTTTAGTTTTACCCCGTACATGCTATGCGTTAGATCTGTATCTTGATCTCCTACTGATAAAATATAATTGTACCCTGTTTGTTTTTTCAGATTACCCTTGTTAATAGCGGGTGTTAAGTAAAGTTCATCATATAGTATACCGTATCTTCTTAGTTGCATCACTGTAAAATGACGTGATACTATTGAAAATGGTCTAGCTGTTATAATAATAATTTTATACCCCAATTTTTTACAGTAATTTAATAAATTAATCATTTCTGTATTCGCGACCCCATTTGTAAAAATAAGAGTATCGTCTATGTCAAACATAACTACATCTTTTTTGTTTATAACTCTATTTTTAAGAATGTTCTTTATTTCCATATTTAATATACTTTAAGAATTAAAACGTAGACTTTTTATTATGGAAAACCAAATTGTTGACATTGAATTCGAAGACAATATTTCGAATATTGCACAAATACGTAAAGATTTGGGTTCGGAATATTTAGTTTCGATTTTAGATTATTGTGGTTATGAACTTTGGGATTTTGACGAAGATCTCATAAGCGTACCAAAAGAAAGTATTTCTGGATTTTATGATACAACTAATCTTGAAAGTACAGGGCTTTATGAACAACTTAAAAATGGATCATACACACTCGTTGATCACTCTGATGATGAATACGTATTACCAAGCGATGACGAAAGTGACGATTCGGGTTCTGATGTTAGTCTCGACGATGAATTTTAATATAGTGTATTAGTAAAATGAAAGACACTTATATATTATTATCGGCAACTTTTACCTTATTAATACTTTATACATTCATGTATAACCCAAAACAGGAGCAATATTGTGGTATGTGTGCAGGTAAGTAAAATCTCAGGGTATAATAGAAATGCCAAAACCTACTGAATATGTTGCCACGGTTACTCAACCTAAACGAAATACACCAATTAAGCGACAAAAGGCTAAGGAACTTATAAGACCTGTTAAATTAGAATCATCACCATCAAAATCATTTATAAATTTTATTAAATCTTTCGGATCGCCATCGCCTAAGACTAAGACTAAGAAAAAAACTCCTAATAATTTTACTAATAATAATAAAGAAATTAACAAAAGACTTAATGAAGCGAAAAAACAAGCAAATCAAAATACGTCACCCCGGACAAAAAAATCCAAATCCAGACGTGAAAATAAGCCATTAAAGATATTGTTTTAATTAAATTGTTAAAAATAAATCAATAATATAATTACGAAATTTCCGTATTTATATTATTTATAGATAGTATATGGGAAAACGAAAAGCTAATAATTCTCCACCGTCGTCCATACCATCAAGTTTAGGTAGTTTATTTAACAATTTTTTTAACTTTAAAATTGGTAATACTACTATACCTCGACAACCGGCTAAAAAAAAGTCGCGTACGAGTATGATTACTAATCATAAAAATGAAACTATTAAAAAATTGACATTCAACAATACTACAAACGTACCGAACACATTCAAAAAGTTACTCGAGAAAAACGAAAAAAACGAAAAAGCTAGAAAAAATAAAAAATAGGTTTATATTAATAATGACATTTGAATTAAACAAACTAAAAAAAGAGCTTAAAAAACTTGATAAAGAGTATAAGAATTATTTAAATTCAGCTAAAACATTTGAAAATGAAAATAAGAAAATGATTCTATCATATATCTCTCTTATGGAAAAAAAGATAAAAAACGCAAAGATAGAAATTAATACTAAGGAGGCGTTAATAAAAATCCAAGCCAACGCGAAGAAGGAAAAGGCGGCGTTCAAAAGGAAAGCAAATAACGCGTTTAATTCACCAAAAAAAGGTTCTACACCTAAAAAAATTAAACCATCAATATTTAGTAAAATAAATTTTGTAAAAAATATGGAAAATTTACAAAGAGGACTTTTTTTAACACCAAATAGATCTAAGTCTTCTAATAAAAAATAACAGGCTATTATAAGTATAATGGTTGAGAGTAATAATAATCAGTTTTATATCAAATACCATACTACTCGACCAAGAAGAATTCAAACTCCTAAAAGCAATGTTATTGCAAAATCGATTGCAAATGCGCGGAAACCAGTTCGTACTCAACGTATAAAGAGTACACCTCGACGTGTTACAAAACAAACGCCCGTAAATTATAAAAAAATAGTAAAAGAAGCTATTAATAAATATAACGAAGCTAATGCTGCTAAAGCACTGTTAAATTTAAATCCAAAGCCGGATGCTAAGGCGAACTCGATGACTGGAGACGATAAGAAGAAAAAAAGTCGGGTGGAAATGACTGAAGCCAAACGGGAGAAATTAAGAAAACAAAAGAGGGAATCGGCGAGAAAAAGGGTGAATTCGATGACTGAAGCCAATCTGGAGAAATTTAGAAAATATCATAGGGAATATCAGAAAAAAAGGTATATGGAAATGTCTGAATCTAATAAGGAGAAAAGGAAACAATATATGAAGGCATATCATAAAAAAAGACAGGTGGCAATGACTGAATCTAATAAGGAGAAAAGGAAACAATATATGAAGGTATATAAAAGTAGACCTAAGTCGGTCAATAAAAAATAAAAAAGTAATATATGAAAGATCCCTTTAAGACTCGTGTCACTAAGAACGATAAGAAAGCTAAAAAAGGACTCTATACACAAAAACATATAAGGCTTAAACAAGAGACGCTTAATAACAGTAAGACAAACCAAAAGGACCATGGCTCCATACAACCCACCAAGTGCTCATTACAGTCAGTTTGACGTATCTGCTTATAATGAGGATGATATTTTCAAGTTTATCGGTAAGAACGGTAAAAAGTTTTATTGGTTAACACGTTACCTTGATCTCTCGTACATGTGGTACGATAAAAAGCGTAAAGTTATTGAACTTTGGGGACCGTATGAGTCTCTTAAATACTTTTCGGCTCACCAAATTTTAGAGTGTGAATTAGACCTAAGTTGTAATAAAATAGAAGTATAAGTAAGATAAAATGACTACTCTATCCTCAAACTCGTATCAAATGTTAAAGAAACCTGGTTGTTTTATGCAAGATAGAAATAACCATGTGAATGAACAAATTGTAGAAAAACTTTTACCCGGTTCTCTTGTTTATGATATTATTAATGCTAAATACAAACCTGAACCTGAGCGCCCACCTTTTTATGTTCAAAACAAAAAAGATTATTTGGAAAGCTTGGAAAGAAACTGTAAAAAAATGGGTATTTCTTTTAAAAAACCAAATGTGGAAGAAATTCAACCTATTCAAAAAAAATGCACAAACGCTGAAAACCATATAGACTACCTTGATAGTATCGTATTAAAAACAACCGTTTTGAAAAATGGTAAAGTTAAGGTTAAATTAATACCACAAATGGCAATCTTGAACGAAAATTATTATTCGAAATACAAGATTCCACCTATAAAAAGTGTTTTATCGGTATTAAAATCACACGGATACTCAAATGAATTTATACAATCTGTGAAAGATAAACACAAAAAAAGAAATAAATTAATCGAGGTTAAATGGAGAAAGCTAGAAAAGTTATTTGATAAAACTTCAATTAAAAGGAAGAAGACCAAGAAAAAAGAAATGGTCGAAGAAGATTTAGTAGAAGATATACCAGAAGAAAATAAAGAAGACGACGAACCAGAGGAAGATGAAGCTATTGAAATCGATGACGAAGACGAAGAAGAAGTTGTTGAGGAAGATTACGTGTCAGATGGAGGAGACGAATAAAACTTAAGTTAGACTTTTTTTAATAAAAAATAATTTACAAAATGAATATTTTCTTTTTATCTATGAACCCCGAAGAGCTTGCTTATATGTACTGTGATCAACATGTAATCAAGATTCTACTCGAAATATGTCAAATGATGTATACCGCATGGTTTTACTCGGATCAAACCGAATATGTAGAATCAAATGCACCTTATACCGTAAACGGAGCGCGCCGAGGGTACAAAGCTGCTCATAAGAAACACCCTACAACATTATGGATATCATCAAGTATTGATAACTATAATTTTGCAGGTGAAATAGGAATGTCACTTGCACTTGAATATAACAAACGATTCGGTAAAATACACGCGTGTTCTAAACACATACTTTGGTTATATGAAAATAAACCTTCACGTTTCGAACTTCGTGAGAGTGAAACTGCATATTATCCCATACACGACTTTAAACACGGACTTACACGAATACCAGCATGCATGCCCGATAAATACAAAGTACAAAGTATTATTGAATCGTATAAGTTATATTACACAGGTGAAAAAGAGAGTTTTGCGAGATATACTAGAGTTTAATTTATAAATACACTATAAGATGAACTGGAAATGGTTCCGTAAACGTTTAAGAAAAAAACGTAAAAAATTACAAAAATTCATAAATAAAAACCCTATTATTATAATTATATTCTTACAATTAAGTATAATGGGGACCATGTTAACTGTATCAAAATTATTTAGTTCCCCACCTTTAAAAATAGAAAAGAAACCCGACTACGAACATAAAATATATAGTGATTTTATTAAAGGTGTTAAGAAAAACGAAATCGTTAAAGCGGAAATAAATCCCCAAAGTGATATCGTATATTTCGAAGAAAAGAATGGAACTATAGGTACGTCGTATTATACACCTTCAGAAGATTTTTGGAAAATCATGTCTGAAAGTCAAGTTGATTTTGATTTAGTTCGAACACCGGTCGGTGGAAGTTTTAACGATTTTGTATCGTTCATGTTTATTACTATAGGTTTCTTTGCAATTTTTAGAATGTTTACGGGTGGTGGTCAAAGTGCATTTTCCATGATGAAAAATGATATTGACGTAGAGAGTCAAATAACAACGCGTTTCGAGGACGTTCAGGGTATAGATAGTGCTAAGGATGAACTCGAAGAAATCGTTGATTTTCTCAAACAACCCGAAAAATATTTTGGTACGGGTGCTAAAATACCAAAAGGTGCGTTATTAACGGGTAAACCGGGTACAGGTAAAACACTTTTAGCAAGAGCGATCGCGGGCGAATCGTCCGTTCCATTCATTCAGTGTTCAGGGTCATCGTTTGTTGAAATGTTTGTGGGTGTAGGTGCAAAAAGGGTCAGAGAAGTGTTTGAAATAGCCCGAGAAAATGAACCATGTATTATATTTATAGACGAAATTGATGCGATTGGTAAGAAAAGAAGTATGAATGGGTTTGCGGCAAACGATGAGCGCGAACAAACAATTAATCAACTTCTAACCGAGATGGATGGGTTTGATAACACTTCTCAAATTGTTGTTATAGCAGCAACAAACCGTATCGATATACTCGACGATGCGTTATTACGCCCCGGTAGATTCGATCGTAAAATACAAGTTTCTTTACCCGATGTCCACGGGCGCGAAGAAATACTCAAAGTACACGCTAAAGATAAACTTTTAAGTCCAGATGTAAGTCTTCGTGATCTTGCAAAACAAACCACCGGGTTTTCGGGTGCCGATCTCGCAAATGTTATGAACGAGTGTGCGATACGAGCCGTTCGCGATGGAAAATCTGGAATGATAACACCGGATATTATTGAAGACGTGTACCAAAGAATAGTTGTTGGTGCTAAAGGAAACCGCGCTGTTTCTGAAGCGCGTAAGGCACGAGTTGCATACCACGAGGCGGGTCACGCTATTATTGGTGTACTCATGCAAGAATACGATGAAGTTCGTAAAGTGAGTATTTTACCAAGAGGGGACGCGGGTGGTGTTACATATTTTCAACCATCTACGGATGACGTAGGTATGTACACGAAAGATTACCTTTTATCACAAATTAAGGTCGCACTCGGTGGTCACGCCGCAGAGGAAATCGTTTACGGGCGTGAACATGTTACTACAGGTGCATCCAGTGATTTTCAACAAACGTTTAACATTGCGCGTGAAATGGTGACTACGTATGGTATGAGTGAAACTATAGGTAAAATGAACATTAATCCCGATCTTATATCTCCCGTAACAGCAAACCACATCGATATAGAAATACATGATATAGTTGAAAACTGTTATACGGAAGTGAAGGAACTCCTTAATACATACCGTGTTAAACTCGAACACTTGAAAGAGATACTTGTCGAAGAAGAAATCATCGACGGAAGTCTTGTATACGAAATGATAGCGTCGTGTGATTTAAGAGGTCGCTTGAAACCAAAGGATGCTACAATGCAGGAATATATGGATACGTATGATAGTTTTGAATCGTATAGAGACGGTGATGATATTATTTTACCGTAATATAGTATAGATGAATACTGATGGTGAAATATTTTTTATGAGTGTTGCGTGGTTAATGATAGCTCGACGGTTCTTAGAAAATTTTAAATAATTATAAATTTTCTCAGTGTAATATAAATGTCTAGGGTCGGTGTTACAAATAGAACTCCTGCGCGAACATCTAAACCAATTGAAGAAAATGTAGTAAATTTAGCAAAAGAATGGAAAAAAGTTGATATTCAAATGAAAAAAAATATGAGAATTAAAAAAAACATGGAAAATATGTATCGTAAAGTGGTTACGACTACGAATATTACAAATTATACACCAAAACAAAAAAAAGACTGGCGTAAATGGTTAAATGATTTTGAAAAACGCATTGAAGGATATGAAAAGGATATTAATAAAATGAAAAAAGAGAGAACTGAAATAAATCGTAAGGGTCAAATAGCTTCGAGAAATGCAAAAATAAATAAGAATAGCTTGAAAAAAATAGCTAATAGTCTTAATATTAAATAATAAGTGTATATAGTAAATAATGTTTATTTTTTATATTATTAAGTGTGTAATAATATAAAAAATGTTTTTGTTACCTATTTTTTTATCGACGACTATTATTATTTTTGTTACTAAATTCTAAAGAATTTTGGATCGTGTTAATTGGTCGGTTAGTGCTATTCTGTTTTGTTCCTATTGTAGTGACACCACTTTGTATTTTTTTCATTTTATTGATTTTTGCAAAATTTTTACTCAAAGTGTCGACAAGTGCGCGTGTATTAGAAATGTTTGAATTTTTTACTAATCCCACATACTCTATATCTTGAATATACGTTATTGTAGCAACGTGTAGCGTTTCCCTTATTTGTATAAGGCTATTTATTACTTCGCGTAATTGTTCGTGTACTTTTGTACACTTATTTATTGTCGACATAAGATCACCATTGTAAAGTCCATAAAGGTCATATTGATGTTTAAGTGCTACTAGTTTAGCATAATTAATGCCGATTTTATTTAAATTATTAGTTTTTGTTTTAATATCAGAATTGACACGATTTGTTCCATCCTCTAAAGTTTTTATTATTTTCCCCTGTTTTTCGTATAATTTTTTTAAATATTTTTTATCGGATATCGATTTTGAATCAGCTGTATTACGCAAATATGAACTCATTTATATTATCTCATATTTTATTTTTTATTAATGACTACACGAACAAACTTTACATTTTTTGCCTGTATTTGCTGACGATTAAGTGGGTTCTTTTTGTATACGATTACGTTCTTAGATTTATTATTTTTAGCAAGACTTTTTATTTCTCCAACTGTTCGAACACCTGTATTATTGTTAACATATTCCCGTGTTTTTTGACGTTTTAATAATTTTTCAAACGAGTTTAAACTAAAATATTGTCCAGGTTTACCTGTACTTAAAATGATTTCATCATTTTTAAAGGGTGTATGTGTTATAGGATCACTATTATTTTTAGATAATACAACTTTTTGTATTTTATCGGATCTAGATACTAATCTTGAATGGAGTTGATCATTGATCTTTTTAGTCATATTTAAAAACTTTTTTTTGTATGCTATCATTTTTTCATTTTTTGAATCCTTTTTGTTTTTCATAAAATTATTATTTACAGTTTCTTTCATAAACTTAGTGTACGCCTCGTCTCTTCTTCTCTTGTGTGCTCGTGACCCAAAATCACCACTTGGTGGATCTATAGTCGCATACATTTTTCGATCTCTATTTTGTTTTTTTGCTAAATATAAACGATCACGTTGTTTTTTTTCTGATTCTAAATTTGTATTTTTAAGATTATTAGCCATACGTTCTAATTGAGTATATCTTAATGGTACCCTTTCACCTGCCACTTGAAAACTGTTGTTTGGTGGTGGTACTAATTTTTTTCTCGATCGTATTTCTATTAATTTTTTCTTGGGTTGTTTTTTGATAAAATTTGTCAATCTTTTAGTATATTTATCTACTTCCTTTGAAAAATATTCTACATTAAATTTATTGGATTCCATTATATATTATATTAACAAAATAAACCTAAGTTGTAAATTATAGTTAAAGAAATCATTCTAAAAAAATACAATGAATTATATTGCCTGGGATACAGAAACTATAGGACTTCCTAAAACACGTAAAGGTGAAAGGGCAACAGTTGATAATGTTCATAAATTCGATAAGTGTCGAATGTTAACTTTAGCGTTCGTTAAATATAATTATAAAGGTGAAGAGGTTGGTTCTTATCACGGTACAGTGTACCCAGATACATTCGATGTTGATGCAACACATGTTCATGGTATTACACAGGAGTATGCGAGAGAAAACGGACAACCGTTTGGGTACCTCTACGCATCTCTTAAGGAAGCTACAAAAGATACTAAATTATTGGTTGCACACAATTCTCTTTTTGACGAGAACGTATTCTTTTCTGAGTGTTATCGCCGGGGTTTTGATACAGAACCGTTTGACGAAGTTACATTTGTTGATACACTTGATATGGCACGGTCTATTTATCCTACTTTAAACAATCACAAATTGATTACATTATATGATCACATCTTTGGTGAAGAATTTGACGGTGCTCACGATGCCTTGAATGATGCACGCGCGTGTGGTAAAGTATATAACGTTATGCGTGATAAAAAATGGGAAATTCGTGATATTGGGGTTGATAGAGTTGTTATTAAAGCATCTGATGTTGCTGCAATTATTGGTAAAAATCAATATAAGAAACCTCTCGAGATTATCGATAACCTTTGGAGTAAATATAAACCTGATACGTTTGAAGGTAAAACGAGAGATCAGCGTGCAGTTGAAGCTATTGAAAAGTGTAAATTCTCGTTGGATATTTTGAAAGATACGGAAACGTATAAATCTTTCAATTCTATTGACGTAGAGAGAAAATTCAAAGCAGTTTCGAACCAACTTGATTTATATTCAAATTTACGGGGTGATGATAAAAAGTGTGCAATTGATTATTTACGTAAGACTTTATACACGAACCATGGAACAAGACACGAGGATACCACAGCTGATAATTATAGCGACCTTGAAGTTGACGAAAACTTTTATACGTACCCAATTTGTTCTCTGGAAGGCACTACGTATGAAATCGTCGGTCGTATCGATAGAGTGAGATATGACTACGATGGTAATAAGACGATCGTTGAAATTAAGAATAGAACGAGAAATTTATTTAAAACTGTCCGTGATTATGAGGAAATTCAATGTCAAACATATATGGAAATGATGGACGTTAATAACTGTGAGCTTATTGAACAGTACAATGATTCTCGAATTGGATATGCAATTATACGTGATAAACAGAAATGGTTAAATGAAATTGACCCTAAACTTAAAAAGTTCTGTGAATACTTTCACCATTTACTTTCTAAATGATAATAATGATATACATGTTACCATTTCTATTTGTACCTAAACTTATCGATAAAAAACTAAACAAACCTAACAAACCACTCGTCCAGGGCACTAAAAAACGGTGTTGTGGATGTTGGTTATTTAATTAAAAATGTAATGAAAATAAATAAATTAAAGAAACAAGTGTATAAGATGTTATAATAAAAATGATATCTGGTCTTAGAATTACCCCCTTTGTACCCAAATTGTATAGAACTACCCGCTTAAAACGATCTTCGAATAAAGATGACAATACTTTTATGGATACATCAAGTGACGAACCTAAATATGTAACCCGTGAAGATATAGAGAGTCACAATGATTCATCTGATACTAAAATGAAAGCATTATCAGCTGCATGGTTGAATAAGTATGCGACCCGAAATGGTTCACCAACTCTCGAAACGTTTGCTAACCCTGAATCAGTTGAAATGATTAACGGTCGAGTTGCACAAATTGGATGGATTATGGCACTGTACTACGAGTTTACTAAAAACGAAGCCGTTTGGAACCAAGTTTTTAAAACACGTACAATTACACTTTTAGATGGTACTAGTGATACTGTTACTTACCCAACAGTTGGATTTTTCATGTTACAGATTGTAGCCGGTTTGATCGTGACGGGATCCTTGTTTTCTAAACTGAAATCTGTCGACGAAAACGAGGAGATCGGTCCGTTTAATAAAGATGCTGAATTAAACAACGGTAGATGGGCGATGATTGGTTTAGTATCTTTGGTCGCAGTCGAACACTTTAACGACGGTATAGCCTTATTTGGACCACGTTAAAAATATTAATGAATCAATTTAAAAATTAGCAATCTTTAAGAATAAAAAAATGAAAAACAATAGTATGTTGAGACCCCCTCTCTCATCTACCATTTTTCCCAGACCAAATACATCTAGACGTATACGTACGAACGTCATAGCTGTAGAAAACGAGTCTTCACGACTCCAATGTATAGAAACAACAATAGAAAGAACACGTGGTCGATGTTCATTAGCATACGGTCGTCAGGAGAAAGCTTACATAAAAGTTCTTAATGAGTTGGAGAAAGAGCGTTTAGAAATTTTAAAGGATACACAGGAAAAAAGTTGTAATAATACAAATGATAGTTGCACTGAGTAATCCCAGATTTATAATTACATGTAAAAAAAATAAAGGGGGTACACAAAAGTTACCCAAGTATGTCACGTACACTGAAATTAAGAAAGTGAAAAAGTCTAGTAATGAAAATAATATGAACCCTATAAAGAAATTCTTAATTGGTATATTTGGTGAAGAGATTGATTACAATAAGTTTAATAAAGAGTCTAAATGGTCAATTGGAAAAAAAGAAAGAGATGATGAGCGTAAAACTAAAAAATGGTAAAATCAATTTTTATTGTGGTGACTGAAACTTACAACAATAAAAAGTGTTCAATATAAATGTTTGGGGTTTCATTTTTTACGTTTAGATTGTGGTGTTGTTGGTGTTGTTTTGCTATTACGCGTTTGTGTTGATAATTTAGTACCACTTGATTTTGATGAATTCGTGCTTCTTGTATTATTATATGCAATAGCGCGACGCGTTGCACTTATCCATCTATTTCTAATACTCTGCATTTCTCTCAGATTATTCACCGGCATTATCATTTCTGTTGAAATATTCCGTATTACTCCTGTCCTGATATACCTGTTTAAATTGGAGTCTGAGACATTTCTTAAAGCACTATTATTTCCAATCATTATTCGTATCATTTCTCGTAGTTCTCTTATTGTTATTCTTTGTAAGCTACCTTCTGCGATACCAAATAATCTATCATAAACCGATTGGAGGTTATTTCGCATTTATTATATGTTTATATTTTTATCACCAGAACGAATTAAAATAGTAAGTATTAGTATAGGATGGTCACTAAAAACAATCAAAAGGAAAGTTTAAACGCTTCTATAAAAGAGGTTACTACTGCAATTGATAATCAGGCTAGACAAAATTTAAGTAAAAATCCAACTAAAACACCAAGCCCGAATTCAATTTTAAAGAAGAGATTGGCTGCGTTGCAGAAACGGAGGAATGCATTAAACAAAAACGATAATGCATCTCCCATGAATTATTCAATGCAAACGCGTTCAAAATCAAAATCATCTGGATCTCGTCGCAGTAGTGTTGGTTCTGCTAGTACACCACTAACTAATCGACAAAAACAAATTGTTAATGTAGTTAAGAGATTGGGATTTCCCAGAATAAATAATAACCAGTTACGTGGTAGTAAATTAGCGTCGAGATTTATTAAAAATGCAAAGGGAGAAGAAAGAGTCCGTGTAGGACAGGAAGCTAAAAATGCGCGAGACGCGATGAATCTTCGGGGTCTTTCGAGAAGATTAGCGGCAAGAGCCGGTGTAATATCTCCACTTTCTGGAATTAAAAATAAATTAAACTTTCGTCGTAGTGAGCGTATTCAAAAAAAGGCTAACAAATCTTCAAAAAATAAAGGAAGTGTTACTAAGAAACCAAAAAGTATGTGAGAAATTAAAATGTCATCACCTGAAAAAATAATATTGTTAACAAGTAAAAATGAAGACAAATACAATTTTAATGATAACAGCTATAGTAGCTACCGTATATATTCTTAACGGTGTGACTACAAAAAAATCTACTAAATCGTGTGGGTGTGGTAAGTAAAAAGTAAAATATA